CCCCAGAACAGCGTGTAAAAAAAACTGCGTATAATTAAATGGAAGATCTATCAGAATATCTCCGAGACCCCATGAGCGCTGCCCTCATTGCCGCGGCTTTGACTGCTGGTTACATTCATGTGAAGGCCCAACTCAATAACGAGGGTAAGTTGGAACTCAATAAATACACCAAACCAGCGGCTCTCAATGCGATCCTCGTCTACTTTATTATCGCGAATGGCCTTGGTCAGAGAGAGGCTATCTCCAATGACCCTTTCTAAACTTAAAGATTTAACCCTACAAATAAGAAAATGGCGTCTGTCACTGCGTTTAATGACATGCTTTCCCAATTTCTTGTGGAATTGCACAAGACTTTTCCAGATGAAACCGGAATCAAGAAGATGACTACCTCCTTTGAACTTCTCAAGAGTACGAATCCACGCCTCATCGTGGATGGCTTCATGAAAGGTGTGACCCCCTTCGCAGACAGAATCTCTGCAAAGGATGAAAAGTTCATCCTCGAAGAGATTGAGAAGATTGAAATCCTTAAGGATCTCAACATTAAGAACTATTGGGCACGTATGAGTCCAGCCACGAAGGCGGCAACTTGGCAATACCTCCAAACCCTCTACATGTTGGGTACTACGATCACTGCTATTCCAGCCGAGACACTCTCTCTGATTGAGAGTATCGCCAAAGACTGTGCAGACAAGATGCAGACCGAGGGTGGTGAGATTGATCAAGATGCACTCATGAAGATGATGGGTAGTATGCTTGGTGGTATGGGCAAAAAATAAACTCGTGCTATATTAAATGAAGGCTTGGTTTGACGATCCTCAGCAACTCATTCGGACTGACCGAGTTTCTCAGTTCTGGCCCAATAGTGATCAAACTCCAGAAGACAGAATTAACGCAGCGTCGCGTTTTGTGATCTACGCGTGCTGTACCATTTACCTCATTCGTCGTGACCCAAGAATATTTGTTCTTGGTGCTACTATTATTGGTGTTCTTTATGTTATGTATAAATCAAAAATGGTGAAGGAAACCTACGGGATGGCATCGAGTGGCGATGCGATGGGGTGCCAAATGCCAACCCAAGACAATCCAATGGGTAACGTCCTCATTACGGACTACACAGATGCCCCAAACCGTCTCGAAGCGTGCTACTACCCAACTGTGAAGCCATTTGTCAAGAGTTACCTCGATGACCGCATCCCCTACGACGCTGGACGTTCTCGTTCAGCTCACCCCATGTACCAGCGCAATGCCGCGGCTCGTCAATTTGTGACCGCTCCAGTTTCAAATATCCCAGGCGACCAAACTGCTTTTGCGGAATGGCTCTATGGACCCAAAAATGGGGATCTCTGCAGAAACAATCCACGCATGTGTGACCCAGATGTTCGTGGTGTTCAACTCGAGGCATTTGCGGGCCTCGATTCTGCGGGTGATATAAGAGGTCCAAGAGGTGGTGGTCGAGTTCGAGGTGGAGGAGGAACGTATAGTTAGATAAATATTCTCACGTAATAATAAATGGCATACCAACTTCAGCCTGGTCTTGCGATCGTTCAAAATTCGGGTGCTCTCCCACCAGTGCGCGCGACTGAAGAAGTCTTTGTGTACCCTCAGCCCAGTTCTTTGAACTGCGGTGGGTGCCGCCCAAACACCATGCTCTATGGCACAGCGCCATACATGGCGGGTAAGGGTTCTCCAGCGCAATACATTGATGTGAGTGACCAACTTCGCCCACAATCAACATCTCGATTTGGTAAGGTTATTGTTCCAACCTATGAGCGTAACCTCTTCCCACTCACAAATATGGAGTGTAAAGTGCCTCTCCGTACGATGACCTATGAGCCATCGAGTACACGCGCGGAACTCCAGAACGGCCTCTTCCAACAAAGATACGCTAATAAAAATGTTACTAGAAAATAAGAATGGCCGATCCCATTTCACTCGCAGCTGTCGCTGGTCTAATTTTTGCTGGCCGAGCTTTGAGTAACAAGTCTGAACCAGAACCAGTTGTTCAGCAAGTTGCCCAGGTGCCTCAACAACCCATTGATGATGGAGTTCCCGAATTCGTAGAGAGAGATTTTGAACCACGTGTGGAAGTGGCTTCTAAGACGGAAATGGCAAGTTTTGCGGACATTGGTCGTCAGCAGAGAAGTGGTGGTCAAGAGATCCTCAATATGAGAAATCGCATGTATGACACGGGTCGTATGAACAACCTCTCCCCAATTGAGAAGCAGTTGGTTGGTCCAGGTCTCGGGGTTGCCGCTGATACCCCAGCGACCGGTGGTTTCCAGCAGATGTTCCGTGTCAACCCAATTAACGTTGGTGAGTACCGTCTCACCACTCTCCCAGGTAGATCTGGTCCAGCTGCGGATATCACAGGTGGTCGCGCAGCTGTTGTTGGTCAATTGACACACAATAAGCCAGAAACTACTTCGTACCTCCCATCTCGTCTCCCCACAATGGCAGGACGGGCGCAAGGTATGTCTGGTGCTATCCCACGGGCGAGTCACCAAAAGACGATGCGAACCACGAACCGTTCCGAGACTGGTCAGCGCGCGGATGGCCTTGACTTCAATGGTGCGAAGCGTTTCGTTCCAGCCCAGACGATGCCACAGGACCCAACCCGCTTCAAGAGTGATCGCAATGACATGCAGTTTGCGTACTACAGCCATGCGGCTCCCGGTATCACTAACTTTACAGGTGCTTACATGACGAGTGTGGCTGCCCAGATGACGGCGAAGACCAATGAGGAGTTGATGAAGTATGGTTTCCGTCCAGAGGATCGCAGAGGTAAGGCGAACCGTATGGGTAACCCAGGCCGCATGAATGTGCGAGAGTCTGCCCTCAAACAGGGTGGTGCCCTCACCGCGGTTCGTTCAGATACCACACGTGTGGATGGACGCACAGGTCCAGCGAACGGTGGATGGACCCAAAACTACCAACAAAAGCCCTTCCACCAATTCAATGCGTACAAGGGCCACGAGAACCCCAACTCACGAAGCTTGGACATTGCGAAGAGACAACTCCAGAACAACCCATTGGCCCATCACATTGGCTAATCAATTTATAGATAAAAACAATCATTAAAATATTGTGCCTGTATTTTAATGAAGGTTCATACCCTTGACATAGACTCGAGCGAACGGGATACGAGTGTGTACCCATACGCGAATAACTATGTTATCACACTGAAGAATCCAATTTATGATGTGAGCAAGATTTCTCTCGTATCAGCGCGGATTCCAACGCCGCAACGCACTGTGTGCTCTACAAATAATACATTTAGTCTCGACGGTGTTGACATTACATTGGAAGCCAATAATTACACAGACGGTGTTGTATTCGCCCAAGTACTTCAGAATACATTAGCACCACCAACGAGTAATGTGGATCAGGTGGAATACATTGAAAATGGCAATTATTTCATATTTTCAAATGTAGACGTTAACGACGCTTTCACATTTGAGTTTTATGATGGAACACGTGGATACACAGAAACTTCAACTAACACCACCCCACATCAAATTATGGGCTTTGGTTCTTCAAACTATACATCAAACGCAAATTATCAAATAACATCTGGTCCAGTTAATTTTGATGGACCAAATTCACTCGTGATGCGCCTCTCATCTGGTTCTGATGAGTTCACAAAGACTGTATATGGTAAAACGCCATTCTTTACGGGTCACATACTTTTGAATGGCACGGATGTCATAAACTATCACGGTGCCGACGATCCGTTAGTCCATACCTTTCACACCGGTCCACAAAAGTTTATTCAGGACTTACAAATTGAATTCTTCTACATGAGTCACGGACGCCTCATTCCATATGACTTTAGGGATCAGGATCATGTATTGAAATTTGAAATTACAGGGTCTACTGACAAGTTGGAGGGTCTACCAAAGGTTCCCCTGGACGCTGTCAAGAAGGAGTTACCGCCACCAATAAGTATCCCCGAAGTTCTGGTGGATTCTTATAGATGGAAAGAGTATCTCTCCATTGGAGTGATCGTATTCATTGGAATGGTTCTCCTGTTCCTCATGCGCCGACGCCCAAAACTTAGCGAGTAATCGCGAAGACTGGTTGCGCTGGCTTGGACACACGGGTG